ATCCATCCATATGCCCCGGGAGGCCGCACGGCTGTTCCTGCGGGTGAAGGAAGTGAGCGTGGAGAAGTTGCGAGAAATAAGCGCACTTTCTGCTATGGACGAAGGGGTTACAGACTGGAATGATTTCGTGAGGCTTTGGAATACAACCATCAAGTCGGCAGACCTGCCACTCTACGGCTGGGATGCCAACCCGTGGGTATGGGTCATTGAGTTTGAGCGGATCGGCAAGGATGAGGCCCTTGGAGGTGGCGGGGATGGCTAGACGAATAATCCACTGCTGCCTGGATATTGAGGGCGGTATCCGCAACGCAAAAGACATCAAGGGTTGTATCACAGTTGATGGCCGCACACTGATGACCGCAAACGAGGTCAAATCGTTTTTGCGCGAGCAGCTTGCCATGGGCCGTCGAGTTTTACCGATGGGCGACTGTGATAATTTCGACTACCAAACTGGGTGCAAGGGGCATGTTGTTGAGGAGGACTGACAATGGCTGATTATATCGAGATGGAAGCGGCACTCGCAGCGATCCGCGAAAGATGCGCCCCGTGCGGCGGTGGATGATTTGCGAGTCGCATCCATTGAAGGCGATATGGAATGCAACTGGTGCGCAGGGAAAACAGACCGGACACGATGCTATAATTGCAGTTTTGCGAACAAATGGAAATGGTGCGGCCCGAAGGAGGCGGAAACGTGAAAAAGATACCCATATGCAGGCAGTGCGAGTACATGAAGCTTGTGGGACCGCACCATCAAGCCCGCCGACCTGACCCTCTATGGCTGGGAGGCCAACCCGTGGGTATGGGTCATCGAGTTTGAATGGATCGGCAAGGACGAGGCCCTTGGAGGTGGCGGGGATGCCAATTAAAGCTATGCCGTGCGTATCTATCCGATGCGACGGATGCGGGAGCGGGCACGACGAGATGTATAGCACCCCGGCAGCCGAAATGGAAAATTTGAAGCTATATGGATGGACCGGCACATACAGGAAGTGTTTTTGCCCGGTTTGTAGCAAGGCCCGGAAGGAGGACGAGGACGATGGTTGAACTGAAACCGTGCCCGTTTTGCGGGGGTGAAGCAGAACTCCGAAAAGTCGGAGATAGGAAGCAATACTATGCATTTATGTGCAGTCAATGCGGGGAAACACCCGTACATAATTCTGAAGCACGTTGCACGGTATGGGGCGCAAAGCGGATTTGGAACCGCCGTGCCAGAGGGGAGGAGCAGGATGGCAAAAGAAATATGCCAGGATTGCGAAAAAATCTTTGAAGGTGGCCCGTATTCTTACTTCTGCCCAGACTGTAGACGTAAGAGGTTGAGTGGGGCTGCCAAAAGACGGCAGCTTAACAAGCTGGGAAATGAAGCATATTCGGCCCAACAGGCAAGGAGAAAGAGAGGAATCATTGATGGCTGATTATATCGAGCGTGCATCGGCACTCGCAGCTATCCGCGAAAGATGCGCCCCGTGCGGCGAAGGGATTGAGGCGCTGAAAAGTGTCACCGCCGCCGACGTTGCCCCGGTGCGGCACGGTGAATGGTTGCTTCGTCACAAAGGGTATGGGCATTATTGGGAGTGTTCTGCGTGTCACACAAACCCTTGTATTTATGTGACGAAAGACACAAAATTCTGCCCCAACTGCGGGGCCAAGATGGACGGTGACGAGTGATAATGAAAAACGTTGAAAAGTACATATTTGAGGAGGCGCTGGCCTACTATGGCTCGGAGGCGCAGATCAAGATGCTGTACGAAGAGATGGCGGAGCTCCAACTTGCCGTCTGTAAAAATGGCCGCGGCACTGACAACCTGGACAACATTGCCGAGGAGATCGCGGACGTGGGCATCATGCTCGACCAGATGCGCCTGTTGTTTAACGTAGAGGCGCGGTCGCGGGATATCCGGGACGATAAGGTGGCCCGGCTGGCGGAAAGGATGGACCAGGGATGAAACAAGGGGGGACTTGGGTGGACATTGCGGCATTTGTGAAAGAGAGGGATGAGGCGTTGGCCTCACTAGATCGGGAGAGGATTGAGCGATATGCCAGGAAGTACGGTGTGCACCTCCCAAAAAGCGAGGAAGCTTTCTGGCGCGGCGTACACAAGGCCATCTGCAATATCTACTCTATCCCATACGAAACCAAGCGTAAGAGCATGGAATGGCTCAGAGAGCACGGCAGCACGCCGTACATTGGACATGGGTGGTGACCAGCATGAGGAAGAACGCTTATGCCGCCAAACTGATGGCAGCGAAGGCGGCAATGACCCAGCAGGAGCGAGCCGCACTGGTCAATCGGACCTTGACTACGGTCTACCAGGCATCTGCGGTGGCGCTGAACGAAGTGTACGGCTTTGGACCAGAGCGTATCGCACGCTTTCGGGACGCCATGGAGGCCGTGGTGATGGAGTACGGAGGCTTGATGGACGCGGTGGACACAGAGTATGCAGACAGCAAGCTGGCAGAGCGCTACGAGGCGATCATGGGCGACCTGGCCTATCCGGAGGTAAGCGAATGAAACAAGACCTGTGCGGGGCCTGCCTGGCCCAGGTGCGAGCCGATCACGCAATTAAGCTGCTCACCCGCGGCGTGGATAACAAGATCACATGCGCACACTGCGGGAGACGAAAATACGGCGGGACGTATGAGGTGACGGCGCGTGACACTACTCAGCACAAATGACCTCCACGCCCTCTCAGCGGCCCACAGAGCCCGCAAACCGATGACCCTTACTCGGACACTCGGAGGTTCCACCGTGACCGCCAGGACGCTCCCTGCAAGCGAGGCGTGGGGCGTGAGCTATCTGGTGCAGATCAGGGTCGAGAGAGGGCATAGGACGGATATACAGACGTTTGAGAGCGTAGAGGCGATCAGGAGGGCGTGGGGATAAAAGAAACCGCCCCGTAAGGGGCGGAATCTAGCATCTATGAGTGCGCGGGCGGCGCTGAAGCAAAAGATCATTGTAAAACGCCGTCCGCCATACCGCACAGCCTGGCGAGCATGAGGATGGTGTAATGGGCGCATCCGCCGCGGCCCTCCCAGTTTTGGAGGGTGCGGTAAGGGATCAAAAACCGCTCAGAAAAGGCGGCCTGTGTAAGGCCCGTGTGGGCCCTGATGTCAGACACCGTAAGATGCGCCAGGTCCCAGACCTTGCCGCATAGATCAGCCAGGAGGATGGGATCGCTGTCGTCTCCCCACATGGAGGAGAGCGCCCAGTCGGAGACATAGGCGTCACGGTCTCCAGCGGTGATGGCGTCGGAGTACAGCGCGTGGAACTGCTTGTCAGTCATTGATATTGTCCTCTTTTCTTTTTTTCTCGGCCCGCCGCTCCCGGCGATATTTGCTGCGATATTCCCGGTTGGCGGACTCCCACTCTCTGGAGCGGGCGTCGTGCAGGGCGGCGGAGCACTCTTTGGAGCAGGTAGTGGCCTTGCCCCTCGCCGGATCGTGGCGGAACAGCTTGCCGCATACGACGCATTTGTGCAGGGCTGCTGCCGCACTACGCGCCTTGCGGCGGCCCTCCGGTGTTATATTGGCCTGCGCCCAGGCACGGGCTTGAGCGCGGTCAATCTCCCGGACAGCATCCGGAGCACAGCCCGGGCAGTACCGCTGCAGGCCGCTGGAGACGATGTACTCCTTTCCGCAGATCGCACAGACGCCGGTGCTGCCGAGCTTGCGGGTGGTACCTGCGGCTACCCTGGCCTGACTGGCACGGCCCTGCTCTCTGCGCCGTATGGCCCTGCACTCGGGACAGTACCAGGCCCGGGGGCCACCGTCAAATGTGCGGCCGCAGGTCCGGCAAACCCTTGGACGGAGCGTACTGCTGCGCTCTGCCGCAACACATTTGGGGCATTTCATGGCGGCGCAGCCGCCGTCAAAGACTGCGCCGCAGCTCCGGCAGACCCGGAGCATCAGACTGCCTGGCAGCCCGCGCTGCACATTGCATTAGAGCGGACGGCCTCATAGATGGCGTCGGATATCTCCTGCATGGTCATGTGACGGGATGTGTTGCAGATCTTGATGACGTTTTCGTCGCGGTACTCGGTCCAGGAGTTGCACCCGAGGCTGACCTGGGCGACGGTCCAGACATCGCCGGTGGAGAGATCGTAAAAGATCTCGTCATAGCCGCCAGAACGGGGAGCCCAGTTGACGGTGGATCCGCTTGCCTTGCGGAGACCCTTGATTGTGAGACCGTGATAGTTGACTTTTGACATTTTGTCGTCCTCCTTATACGCTGTTTGGTGTGCCTTGTGATGCTATGATAACACCAATCAGCGTACATGTCAAGGGGAATATGAGATTTTTTTAAAAAATTTTGATCCACGGAGGTGGTGCCCATGACAGACTCAGGATTCCCCCGCAGGATCCAGAAGCTGCGGGAGCGGCGAAGGATGAACAGAAAAGCATTATCCGAGTGCTGTGGATTGAGCAAAGGTATGATAGCCGCGTATGAGCGGGGAGAGCGTGAGCCCTCACTCGGAACTCTGGTTGAACTGGCGGATTTCTTTGAGGTTCCGGTAGACTATCTGCTGGGGCGGCAAAATTTTTTATGAGCGAGACCGCTACTGGCGGTCCGGAGCATGTTTATCTATGCGACAATTACCGTGTAGGAGTGGATTCCTGCACGGTATTTTTATGCGGAGAGGAGGGCGTTGAGGATGGCCAAGCTGACGCCGAAGCAAAAACGGTTTGTGGCGGAGTACCTGGTGGACCTCAACGCCACGCAGGCCGCTGGTAGGGCTGGGTACAAAGATCCAAACATCGGCCGACAGCTCATAACGAAAAATAACGTTGCGGAAGCGATCCGGAAAGCCATGGCGGACCGGGAGGAGCGCACCGGAGTCACGCAGGACTGGGTGGTCCAGGAGCTCTACAAGAT